AGGAACGTTATATCCCCGAAAACGTGTCTATAAGTCACGATCAAGGCGGTTCAGGTGACAGATAGTCATCAGCAGGTTGAACTAGGCTCAGATCGGCTCACATCGGTTTTGCAGCCGTCATCAGCCCTACTCATTGGCAGTCCTACGCCTAGAATTCACACGCCACTGAATGATTTGCCGTCCAGGGGTCAGGAATTGATCGATTTCGCTGACACGATCTTTCCTAACGGGTTTATGCCGTGGCAAAAGTACGTGGCGATCAATGCCCACAAAGTAAAGCCCGATGGTCGATGGGCAACGCCACTGAACTGCATCGTCGTGGCCAGGCAGTCCGGTAAATCTACCCTGATGCTTTCACGTATTTTGATGGGTTTATTCCATTGGGATGAATCGCTGCAGGTTGCATCGGCTCACCGATTGGCCACATCACTTGAACAATTTAGATCGCTGGTCAATCTAATCGAATCATCGGATGATCTTGCCAAACGTGTAAAGCGAATTCGATGGTCGCACGGCAGTGAGGAAATCGAAGTCCAGGGATCGACGGGCATCAATCGATTCATCATCAAGGCTGGCGGCTCAGCTGCTCGCGGTATTTCAAAACCTGAAACCGTACACTTGGACGAATTGCGTGAAATGCACGAACTCGAATCATTTGCATCGTTGCGGTACACATTACTTGCAGCAAAAAATCCAATGGTGATGACATATTCCAACGCTGGCGACCAACATTCCAAAGTGCTAAATTTGCTACGCGAACGGGGAATCGCCGCTGCGTCGGGTGTGGTTGATGACATCGGATATTTCGAATGGTCAGGTGCATCCGACGCATTGACCGACGAAAATTTTGCGATGGCGAATCCTGCTTTGGGTCACACCATCCACATCGACAATATTCGCAGCGTTTTGAAAGACCCACCTGAGGTCGTACAAACCGAAGTGCTTTGCCGATGGGTTCAGACAATTTCATCGGTCATCAGTCAAGCCGCGTGGGATGGATGTGCCGATCCTGAGGTTGATCTCGATCCTGAGAAACTTACCTGGCTGGCTTTGGACATTTCACCGGACAGAAAACATTGCGCATTGGTCGGGGCGCAGAAATTAGGCGATGAACGCTTTATCGTAAAACTGCTGCACACGTGGGAAAACGAAAGGCAACTAGACGATCGAGCCGTAGCAAATGACGCGGCGTTTTACTGCCGAAAGTATCCGATCGAACATTTGCTATACAGCCGCAAAACTAGCGGTGCGGTGGCGGCTCGATTGCAGCCAGCAGGAATCCCGATTTACGATATGGATGCGTCATATCCGCAATCGTGCGACGAATTGCTTGGTGCTATAAATTCGGGCAGGTTGCGTCATACAAATCAACCCGAACTGACTGCCCAAATGCTTTCAGCGGTTCAACTGCGTCGAGGTGATGGCGGTTGGGTCATAGGACGACGTGCCAGCCAAACGGCGGTGTGCGCCAGTGTGGCAACGGCGCTCGCTACACATTTCGCGACACGCCCAGAGACGGAAACCGACATTATGGTCGGATAGTGGTATCGCACTGAGAAAATTTGCAAATGGGAATTCGCGACATATTTGCAACGCGTCAGGTTCAAACGGTGGCAACGCCGCAATCACCTGACGTATCTGCGCAACTTGGTCCGGTCACATCGCTTGATTCACTCACTCCATTTTTCGGCGGTGCAAATACTGCAACGCGTGAGGAATTTATGTCGATCCCGACTGCGGCACGTGCAAGAAATATCATTTGCTCATCGATTGCATCGATTGGACTTGAAGTCATTGATCGATCCACTGGAATGGAAATTGAGGATGCACTGCCACGTGTTATCCGTACACCTGATCCACGTGTGCCAGGATCAGCCACTTATGTGTGGACGCTAGAGGATATTCTGCTTTACGGTTACGGATATTGGCAGATCACAGAATTATTTGCAGACACATTCCGTGTGCGCAGCGTTGAACGCGTTTCACCAACTCGCGTGACGATTCAAACGAACTCACTCGCCACTGAAATTGAATATTATATGGTTGATGGATCGCCAGTACCGAATTCCGGTATTGGATCACTGGTCGTATTCAACGGCAATGATGAAGGCGTGCTGAATCGAGCAGGTCGAACAATCCGCACGGGTGCGGAACTAGAACGTGCCGCTGCGATGTACGCACGTGAGCCAATTCCATCAATGGTGTTGAAATCCAACGGCACGGCTTTACCAGCTGACAGAATCGCCAAATTGCTTGATTCGTGGGCAACAGCCCGACGCAATCGTGGCACTGCGTTTCTAAATGCTGACGTAACTTTGGAAACAGTCGGATTCGATCCTGAAAAATTGCAACTGGCGGCTGCCCGTTCATATATCGCCACCGAGGTGGCACGTGCTTGCGGAATCCCTGCATATTACGTGGATGCCGAAACTGGATCATCGATGACGTACTCCAACGCAACTACACAGCGCCAAACGCTGCTCGATTTCTCACTTATTCCGCTGATGACAAGCATTACCGAAAGACTTTCAATGCCTGATTTCATTCCATCAACGCAACAGGTCAAATACGATTTATCAGATTACTTACGCGGCAGCGATCTTGAACGTGCCAATATTTACAAAATACTGAATTCGATCGTGGATGCTGAGGGCAATCCAGCAATCACAATCGATGAAATCCGACAAGCAGAGGAAATGATCAAATGAAGGTAAATACACCATTCACAATCACTGCCGCTGATTCCGAGGCACGTACGATCACCGGACAAATCGTTGCATTTGATACCGCTGCCAAAGCATCAACAGGTAAAGTGCTATTCAAAGCAGGATCGATTACTCCAGCAAATGTGAAATTGAATCTTGAACACGATTCAGCACGTCCAATCGGCAAAACTTTGGCGATGGAACTTTCACCTGATGGAAAATCAATCAATGCAACATTCAAGATTTCGAAAACCACTGCTGGATCAGACGCGATCCAGGAAGCAATGGACGGACTCCGTGATGGATTCAGCGTTGAAGCAAACGCAATCGATTTCGGATATAACGAGGACGGCACAATGGTCGTCAGTAAAGCAGATTTGGTCGGTGTCGCTTTGACGCATAATCCTGCATTTGATTCAGCACGTGTATCAAATGTCGCAGCGAACACCGCACCAGAAAATTCCGAGCCATCATCCGATGAAGCGGAAGCAACACCCACAAAACCAACAGAAGGAGACGCCGTGGAAAACACCGTCACAGAGCCAACTACCGCCGAGACGGTAGAAGCGGCAGCAGAAGTACAAGCAGCAGCAGCACCAAAGCCAGTTAATTTCATCGCATCACGCAACCCAGTCGTATCACCTGAAACATTTTTGATGCACCAGGTCGCAGCAGCCCGTGGATCAGAAACATCACGTGCATACATCGCAGCGGCAACAGCATCAACAGATAATCCAGGATTGATTCCAACACGCCAACTGCGTGAGGTCGTCAATGGACTTGCTGACAATGTGAGAGCCAGCATCGATTCCATTTCAAATGGAACATTGCCTGGCGCAGGACTCGTTTTTCAAATTCCAAAGATTACTCAACTGCCAGCAGTAGCGCAGATCGATGAACTCGATCCGGTGACTCCAACAGTTATGGAATCAGAATTCATCAACGTGGATGTCAAATCGTTCAAGGGCAGCCAGGTTATGTCCGTGGAATTAGCAGATCGCAGCGATCCACTATTTTTCACCGAATTAATTTCAAATCTCACTGCGCAATATGCACGTGCAACCAATGAATATAATTCAGCGCAAATCATTGCAAATTCAGCAACAGCATCAACAGGATATGGATCAGACATCACAGCTGCGGAATTGCTCGCGTGGGTTTCAACTGCGTCAGTTTACGTTTATGAGCAAACACATAAATTTGCTGATGCCATCGTGGTCTCACCTGCAATGTGGGGTCGCATAATGTCATTCAACGTCGATGGCAGACCAATTTACAATGCGCTGCAACCACAAAATGCGGCAGGAAATGCTCAGCCACGTTCACTCCGTGGATCAGTCAATGGACTTGATCTTTGGGTTGATACTGCACTATCAGGTACAGGTGACAATTCAATGTACGTCATCAACCGCGATTCATACACTTGGTACGAATCTCCACGCCTAGAACTCCGCACGAACATCATTTCAGATGGTTCAATCGGAATTCTTATGTACGGTTATGGTTCAACAGCCACGAAAATTGGTTATGGCGCTTACCGCTACGCAGACTAAAGAAAACTAATCATCGGCTAGGTCACTCCCGAACTAGCCGAGCAGACGAAAGGATCGGAAATGCCATACATTGTCACCGCAGATGAACTGCGTCAGGTGCTTGGCGTTTCCGAATCCCTTTTTTCTGACGAATATCTTGATTCAATTATTGATTCGGCTGAGATCACAATCTTGCCGATGCTCACTCAGTATCAAAGCGCAGTAGTTTCAACACGCATCGCCGATGACGTTTTATACATCGACACATTGCGTCCAAATTATTTCGTCCAGGGGCAACAGGTCGTACTCGCTGGAATAGGTAACGGACTCGATGGACCATATACAGTCAGTGATCATTCCGTCAGACCCTTTCAGGTCACTGCAACAGTAGATGAAGCCGATCGAATTTTGACTCCGGTAATTCCAGCGGGAACGATTACACTTGATGGTGGCTCAGCAGCTGAAATCTATGCAAATGTGCCAGCAATAAATAAAGCGATTCTCATCGTTTCAGTAGAAATTTTCCAAAGCATTACAGCGCCAGGTGGACAAATTGAAGGCGTTGATTTTGCACCGACTCCATATCGAATGGGTCGATCATTGCAGAATCGTGTCATCGGATTGATCTCAGCATTTTACGATGTGGATTCAATATGCCAATGACGACACTGCTCGACGTACGTAATGATTTAGCGACTGCACTTGCTGGCGTTGCTGCATCCGTGTATCCCGTAGCGCCCGAAGCAGTGATTCCACCTGCTTGCGTAATTATTCCCGATTCACCCTGGCTTGAAAGTGTGCTGGTCAACGGTTCGGTCACAAAGGTCAAGGTCAATTTCGTCGTCACGGCAGCCGTGGCAAATAACAGCAACTCAGGCGCTTTGGATCAACTCGAAGCCCTAATCATCAGCATTTTGGGGGCTATGCCTTCAGGGTACGTCGTCGGTGACGTTCAAAGACCGTCAATAATTTCAGTCGGTGCATCGAATCTGCTTGTCGCTGATCTCAATGTCTCGACTTATTTCACACAAGAAAACGACTAAGGAGCAAAAATGGCAACGTCAATCATCACTGGCAGAGACATCACATTCACCATTGATGGTGATACTTATGATGCCCAGGCTACAAGCGCAACCCTAACTATCGAATCGACAATTAATACGTACCAAACTCTCGATGGCAAGGCATATTTCACGACGGATTCGCAGGGTACTTTTGCAGTAGAAATGCTGCAAGACTTTGGTGCAGCGACATCACTTTGCGAAGCACTTTGGAACGCAGCAGCAGCAACACCAAATACACCATTGGCGGTAGTTTTCACAGTCAATGCCGTCGCTTACGCATTTGATGTGCAACCAATATTCCCTGCATTGGGTGGAACTGCACCTGACGCTT